CGCCCTGATGGGCGGCATGTTTTTTTTAAAGGCAAGGTACAGATGATTACGTACTTACGTAAAAACGCAACAGTATCCTATCAAATTCAAATCCGCAATGATGGCAACGAAAACTATGTTCGCAGAATTGACAAGACATTATATATTGAACCGTATGGCACTACTATACTCTATATTGATGACCAACGAAGGCAATAAAGAGGAAGCACTATGCTCCCTCTCCTTGACCTTTAGCTTTCAATTTCTCTATTTTTCTTGCAAATTCTGTATCCAATTCTTTAAAAAGTTCTCTGTTTGAATCAAGACCATCTTTCCAGATCCCTTTCCGTTTTGCATCCTCTATAATTTTTTCTTCTTCATCAAGTTTTTTATTTAATAAATTCAAATACTCAGCCTGTGCCTGTCTTTTATTCATTCCGTTATATATAACCTCTAAATATCCAGTCCATAATCTCTGATTGCAGATATCATCATATATAATGACTCTGTATAACCACGAACTTTTTGCTTATCTTCTTCGGATGCATCTGATTTCATAAAATCGGATACCGCTTTTTCGGTTTCAAAATAGTCTTCTTTCGAATATTTTTTCTCTCTTATTTTTGCAATCAGTTTATCTGCTTCACTTGAATTTTCAGTAATAACATATTTTTTATTATACTCTTGAATTGTTTTTAAAAGTCCTTTAATGTCTCCCATTACTGCCACCTTTCAATCTTTCAACAAAGTTCATGACATCCTCGTAATCTTTATTTGAAGCACCTGCTCTTTTCAAATATTCATCAACCCTGTTCTTTAACCATTGATAGCGCTCTGGAAGCGGTACATTATATAATTCTTTTGCAAATTCCATATCTGTACCAAATAAAAAACTATCATTTAATGACTGCAGAACAATTGTTTTATCTTCATAAGCATACGAATTTGCAATATTTTTTTCTTTACAAATTTGCTGTTTCAACCATTCCACACTGGTTTCTTCTATATATTCATTTGCATCATATACCTCATGCCTATAATAACTACAAGAACACGAATGTAACATTTCATGCCATATGGTTCCATCGTCAACCGTATCAATAAGAGAAATATCACAGGACCATTCTTTTGCCCCCAATGTTCCACCAGACATCATTAAATTATCAACAATAATATTCCCACTCCATTTCGACGGTCTGTCAGAGTACTGCGTTATTTCATTCTTTATCTGCTGTGCAGTCTGTTCAAACTCTTCCCTTGTTCTTTTAGTATATCCCACATTCTTCGCTTTTTCCATCGGAACTTTGACAGAATTGCTATAAGCCGTTGCCCTGCCGTTTGCCACCGCAGACTGTTTTTCCTTAAATCCTGCCACCTTAATTCTATCAGCCTGCGTCTGCAATCCATTATCCGCACAGAATTGCTTATACTGTTGATTCTGTATCCGCAGTTTATAAGCAAGTTTATCATATTGTGGCTGCAACATATCTTTTACATCAGTCTCTGCTATGTCGCTTAACTCTGCCTGTTTTGCCAGCAATTCGCGCTTGGTCTGCCGAATAGCACGCTCCATTGATCTCTGCTGCTGTTGTTTCTCATACAATTCCTGGCTCTCGTGCACATTAATTTTAGGATTTCCATCTGCATCAACATAAGGATTTCGCAGAGACTTATCCCACGGCTTATGGGAATGCCTGCAATTATATCCATGCAGTCCAAGAGGATCTACAACTCTTCCCTGTCCTGTCTTTGGATCTATGGTGTATCCGGTTGCATCTAACAGATTTGGTGTGTCTTTATCACTCCCGACGATTTTATATACTTTTCCCTGCCAATGATCGTGTGATGGTATTCCATCCGGGAACTTTTTGCTATGCCGCGCTCCCATATGTGCCGATACAAGAACATACTCTATTCCTTTTTGCACTATGTATTGATTAGTTACCTGAGCAGCCGTCTGATTCATAGAAGTAACGACACAACAACGCACTGCCGCTTCTAAAGAACGCCTGGCACCCGTCGGATAATCAATCACAACGCCGCTCTGTGCATATCTGTCAAGCACTTCACATATTGCACTGTTATACGACTGCATACCAGATGCCACACGGTAATCTACCTCATTCAGCATATTGAGTAGATCTCTCTGTGTCTGTAACATAGTTGTCCGCGTAAGGTTATTTAATTCTCCGAATGTTTTCATCATTTCGGCATTCATTGCCATGATGGCTGCATTATTTTGCAAAGGTGTTTGAATATCTCCAAGCCGTTTTAAAACCTCTGCATCATCAGAGAATGATGTCATAACACTATCACGCAGCAAACGCCGCACTTCGTCCCTGCTCTTTCCTGTCATTTGTGAAATTCTTTTTACAATTTCAGTATGATGCAATCCCATCTGCTGGAGTTTCCAAAGTTCCCGATCAGTAGTGCCAGACATTTCCCCGGATTTTATCAAACGCATTGCTATATCACTGATAATCCAATCTTCCAGTTCCTGATACATTTCTATCAGTTTATCTGATTTTCCGTAAAAATAATCCGGCGTTAACATTATCCTCTTCCTACCTCTCTTTTAACCAAATCAACCCATTCCTGACCATGCGTTTCCTTCGCTCTCTCAAACCAATGATCCGTAGCTTCCGGATGCCCGTTCGCATCGTAGTGCAATGGTCTGCCAGTCGGATATTTCTTTTCTCCGCTGTGCGCCCATGATCTTCCATCCTCTGTCAGATACAATTCTCCCATATACTGATAATGCGCATATGGCACATTCGTCTCAATCAATCCGGGTTCAATAATATTCGTCGCTCCTACCATAGATCCCTGTTGAAACGGCATATATGGAATCATGTCATTCAAGACCTGCATATCTAATTTATCCTGTGCGCGTCTAAGATTTCC